AACTCATAGTGTTTACATTGATGAGTGGCAACCAACAAGCAATGCTCCCAAACAAGAGCCAGTTAAAGTCTCAAACGATGACTTTGCATTCTAAAAATGGAGGGGGTCGAAAGACCCCTTTTTTTTCCTATGAAAACTAATTACATAACAGTAAATATGCAAGGTTTAAGTAAACTTTCATTTACAGAAAAAGCTGTGTTTTCTTACATTAAGTCATTATCCAAAGACAAAGGGTACTGTTTCGCTTCAAATAAGCACATCTGCGAGGCTTTAACGCTCAAGGATAGGACTTTATATAGAATTTTAAATAGGCTTGAGCAGAGCGCCTGTATTAGGCGTGAGACAAAGAGTTTAGGTTTTGATGGTAAGCAACGTAGAATTTACATCAATCCTCAATTCCTTTCATAACATGTTACGATATGATTCATAATATGTATTACCTTAATATGTATCATCTTATAAATCATTATTACTCATGTTATATACGATACATGTTATAATACGTAACATGTTATATAATTGTAAAAAAAACAAAATAAAAATGAAACAACAAAATGTATTTACAGGAATTTATTAACATTGGCGTTGAAGTTAAGAACGTAAGTGGCGAACAAAAGGTGCGGTGTCCTAATTGTAAGAAGTTAGGTAAAGAGCATTGGAAAGACACTTGTTTGTCTATAAACACCGAAAGAGGCATTTACAATTGCCATAAATGTAGCTGGAAAGGAACAGTAAAGAAGTTTGAGAAAATGAGAGAATACACAAAGCCGAATAAAATCAATATGAAGAACCTGTCTGAAAAGGGTCGTAAGTTTCTTAATGATAGAGGCATAACTGATGAGGTTATAGATAGAAACAAAATTGTATCATCATCAGACGATAGAAACGTTTACTTTCCTTACTTTAAGAATGGCGAATTTATTAACTACAAGAAACGTGGTGTTGATGGTAAATTCTTTGCACAAGCTAAAGACGCCAAGCCAATCATTTACAATTACGATGGCGTAAAAGGTAAAGAGAAGATTGTAATATGTGAGGGAGAGATTGATTCATTAAGTTGGGAGGTTGCAGGTGTTAAATGGCATACTTCTGTTAATATGGGTGCGCCAAACGTAGGAGACAAATCTATTGATAAGAAACTGGAGTGTCTTACTACTTGTTATGACGTATTCGATGAGGCGTCAGCTATTTACATTGCAACAGATAATGACGATAATGGTCGCAATTTGCAACAGGAACTTATTAGACGTTTTGGTGCAGAGAAATGCAGAATAGTCGATTTAAGACCGTTTAAAGATGCAAATGAGGTCTTGGTAGCCGAAGGCACAGAAAGTCTCCGAAATCGCCTTAAAAACGCTGAAACGCCTAAAGTAGAGGGTGTATTTGAAGTTGATGATGTGATTGAATCAATGCTTGATGGTTTTGAGAACGGTCAAGAGAGAGGTACTACAACTTACATACCACAGGTAGATAATGCTTGGACTTGGCGTAGTGGAGAGGTTAATATATGGACTGGATACCAGAATGAAGGAAAATCATTATTCTTAAATCAGCTTTCTACCATTAAGGCATATTACGATGGTTGGAAGTTTGGCGTCTTTAGTCCAGAGAATATGCCGATGAAAGACTTCTTCAATGATTTAGTTGAGATGTACATTGGTAAAAGTTCTGACCCATACTACAAGAACAATCAAATGACGAAAGATGAATACCTTGAAGCAATTAACTTTGTAAAGAGACATTTCTTCTTGATATATCCTAAAAAGAATTTTAACTTGGATAGCATATTTGAACGTGCAAAGTTTCTTGTTAAGACAAAAGGTATTCGTTCTTTAATCATTGACCCATACAATACGGTGCAACATAAAATGGGTAGAGGAGAACGAGAGGATTTATACATTAGTAGGTTTATGAGTGAGTTAAAACGATTTGCAGTTGATAATAAAATATCTGTAAATTTAGTTGCACACCAAGTAACGCCACAAAAAGATGAAAGCGGTAGATATTACAAGCCAGATGTGAATCGTATCAAAGGTGGAGGTACTTTTTCAGATAAAGCTGATAATGTGATGTTTGTATGGAGACCTCATCGTGCTTTGGATTTCTCGAATACAAGTGTTATATTTGGTTCACAAAAGATTAAGAAACAAAAGTTGGTAGGTATTCCACAAGAGATTGAGAATATCGAATTTAACATAAAAGAACAGAGATATTACTTTGATGGGTATTCCCCGTTTAATGATATAGATGTTCAAAGATGCGAAAAAAAGCAAGAGTAGATGCCAATCAAAAAGAAATCGTGCAACAGTTAAGAAAGTTAGACATATCGGTATTGCATACACACCAACTTGGTAAGGGTGCGCCTGATTTGATATTAGGCTATCGAAACGATAACTTTATGATTGAGTTAAAAGACGGAAACAAAACAAAAAGTCAACAGAAATTAACACCTGACGAAGTAGAATTTCAATCCAAATGGCAAGGAAACTATGCGGTTTGTAATTCATTAGAACAAATTTTAAGTGTAATTGATTATGTTGACGAAGGAGGAGTTGTTACAAAAACTCGCAAATAGATATGAAGATTGGTTCAACATGGCGTATTCTTTTAAGATATCCAAAGAACAAGCAAGAGAACTTGTTCAGGAGATGTTTGTTAGGATATTTGACTATGTTAAAGAACCTCAAAAAATTATGTACAATGATACAGAGGTTAACACCTTTTACATTTACATTACGTTAAGAAACTTATATTATGCAAACATACACACAAGTCGTAAGAAGAATCCAATCGTACATTCAACAGATGAGATTACGGATGATAATTTTAAAGGAATGTATGAAGATAGCTTGGACAATATCGAAGAAAAAAAAGAAGCGGAAGCACTATTTCAAAGAGTTGAAAACTTGGTTGAGGATTGGTACTGGTATGACAAAGGTATCTTTAATCTGTACTATCATAAAGGTATGTCTATGAGGCATATTGCAAAAGAAACCAAGATAAGTTTAAGCAGTATATTTAACACACTAAAAAATGCAAAAGAAGCAATCAGACAAGAGTTCGCAAGAGATTAAGTCAACAGGACTTGGAGACACCGTAGAAAAAGTATTGCGTAAGACTGGCGTAGATAAATTAGCAAAAGCAGTTCTGGGAGAGGATTGCGGTTGCGACAAGAGACAGGAATTACTAAACGATTTATTCCCTTATGGAAAATACAATGCGCCAACAGATGAAGAACTGGATATCATTGAATGGCTTTTTGAGAAGTCAAGAAACACAATTAGCGGTAGTATGGTTAAAGAGGTTTATTCTGTTTATAATCGCATCTTCAATGATAAACTGCAACCCACAAATTGCTCAAGCTGTTTCAAGCCTGTAAAGCAGAAGCTACAAAAAATACACAATGAGTTTAATCAGAAATAGTAATAGAACAAAGCAGGGATTGGACTTTACAGGAGTTCAAAACGGAAAGATACACCCATCGGATATTGATGCTGTTCTTGAGTTTGACAATGAGGTTCTCATACTTATAGAATCTAAATATAAGGGTAGCAAGATACCAACAGGTCAAAGGATATTACTTGAAAGAATTTGCGATTCTTGGCATACTAAAAAGTCTTGTGTGATTAAAGTAGAGCATGGGTTTGACAGAGACGATATAGATGTACCTATTGAAAAATGTGTTGTTACTTCTGTTTACCATAATGGTAAGTGGATTTTAAAAAACAATATAGACTTTGTTCATTACTTAAATATACTTGGCAATCATTGGGATTGCTATAAATGCCAATTTTGATATGCCACTAATTAAACCAAAGAAATACGAGAAGCAAAAAGATTTTATAGTGCGTTGCATTGGTAACGGTAAAATGGCTTCTGAATATAAAGACACCGACCAGAGAATGGCGGTGTGCTACACCATCTGGAAAGAGAACTTCAATCCAAAGAAATAAATCTTAAGTGGTCAAATTCGACCACTTTTTTTTGTTTATATTTTGTTAATTAAAATATAGTTTGTATCTTTGCTTTAAATAATAAGCAAATGAACAAATTACTTAAATTCATTCTGTCCCCACTATCCTTACTAAAGTTAGTAATCGTAATACAGCTTGTATTCATATTCTGGATGCTTGAAAGCGTAATAATGATTATTCACTATGTACTCGACACTCCTTTACGTTGGGCGTTAAGCAAAATAGAGAAGTTAATTAAGTTACTAATAAAACAATTATAATGAGTAAATCAAATGAAGAATACCTCGAATGGAAAGAGCATTACGAGGCGCAGAGAGACCAACAACAGATAGAACTTGGAGAGAGATTAGACCGCTTGTATCAAGAGAAGAAAGCTGAATACGAACACTATTACAGCGAAAAAGCTACACAACGTAGAGCATCTATAACAAACGCCTTAAACAAAGTGTTTATGGATTTCCACCCTTTACAATTTATGAAAGATGAGTAATCAGATAGTTACATTAGATGGTAAGTTTTGGGATAAAGATGCTATCTTAAAACAAATGGAAAATGATGAGTTCTACTATGATTATTTAGGTAAGAACGCATTGAGTAGTAGTAGTGTTAAACTACTTAACAAGTCTCCTAAAGCATACGACAACTCGTTAAAGTTTGGAAACAAGAGAACAGGTGCTATGACATTAGGATGGCTTCTGCATCTTGCGGTGTTTGAGATTGAGAAGTTTGGTAAACTAAACTTTGTTGATGCAAGTACAAAGAACACCAAGATATATAAGGAGGCGTTTAGTGAAAACCCTATGACTTTCTTGCAAAAGGAGTATGAAGAAACGATGCGACTTGCTGATGCAATCTATTCTAACAACGATGCGGTTCAGCTTATAGAGGGTTTGGAATATGAGCAACCTGCTATCGGAAACATAATGAACATTCCTTTTAGAGCAAAGGCAGACGCATTGAATAGAGGAGAGATTATTGTTGACCTGAAAACCACAAGCGGACTTGCAGAGGGTAGCTTTCCTTACAATGCACGTAAGTATGGTTATGCAAGTCAAGTGTATATTTATTGCAATTTATTTGGCGTGTCTTATAAAGATTTTGTATTTTTATGTATATGTAAGGACACCAAAGATATCGCTACCTATAATGTGAGTGAGGAATTTTATCATGAGGGGGAGCAATTTGTCGATAATGCAGTAGGCGTTTATAATAAATGGATTGCAGGTGGTGCAGATTTACACCAGTACACTATAAATGGTACGCTATGAGAAAAAAGAAATTAACGCAACAGCAAAGGATTGAAGCATTGGAGAAAGCAGTTACAACAATATATGCTATGACCCAAGCTATAATAGAGAGGTTGCCAAAGGAAAACAAAAATGACATACCATCAAGCTAAAAATGATTGCAAAGAAGATGTACTCCTCTCGTTAAGAGAGGGTATGCTTCTTATAAGTGAAGTAAAGTATCTAATAGAGTACTTTAAGGACACAGAGCAATACGAGTGCATACATGGTGCGATGGAAGCATATAACGAATATAAACAAGAATTAGATGAAATCTGAAGTAAAATATCTTAAAGGTATAGTAAAAAAATATACTGGCGTTAATGTTGAAAGCAACACCAGAAAAAGAGAAGTGGTACACGCAAGAAGAATGTACTATAAAATTATGCGTGAACTTTACAAGAAAACTTCTCTTAAATCAATAGGAGAGACATTACCTCTCAAACAGAATCACGCTACTGTTCTCCACCAGATAAATGAATTTGATATAGATTACAAGCAAGACAGGTCTTTTAGAAAGAAGTTTGATAATATACGTAATTCGTTTTATGGTCTCGTTGGAGAGCCTGAAGTTGATTTAGAAGAAGAAAACATTAGGTTAAGGATTGAGATAGCTGAACTTAAAAAAGAAGTTGAGTATTTACGTCCAAGAGCAATTCAACCGAGAAATCAACAAACAAAGGTTTACCATTGTTCAGAGGGAATAAGTGGTTCAATATATTAAAACAATATGCCTGAAATCAAGTTAATAAATATGGGGATGTTTATTGCAACCTTGTGAGTAGGGCATAAAATATAAAACAATGAAAATACAAACAGAAACATTCGTAAAATCAATGTCGTACTTTAAAGACCAGTTAAGACTGGCGAAGCAAAAAGAGGACAACGATGAGGTAATTATGTATTACAACAGGCAGATTGATACCCTGATGAACAGATACTACAATCAGTAAATCAGTAAGTTAAACAGATTGCTTTGAACTTTATTATTTAAATATGCCAAGACCAAAAAAACGCAGTCTGATTCCAGACGAGAAGAAAGCTGAATTAGGAATACCAATTAAACCTAAACCAGAGCCTAAAGAGAAGAAACCACACGTACCCTATTCTGATGGGCGTAGAAACAACGGTGCTATAAAAGGAGTTTCAAGAGGACAGGGGAGAAAACCTAAAGCCAAAGAAGCTGACATTAAGAACTTTGCACTCGGTTCAATGAAACGTGCCTTTGGAAGTGAGAAGAAAGCGTGGGAAGCACTTGCAGAGATGAGTAAAGAATCCTTTGCGCACTTACGCTTACTATGGGAATACAAATATGGTAAACCAAAAGAGCAAAAGGATATTAACGTGAAGCAAGAGATTAACATTCCTGTAATATCTTTCCTGCAACCAGAAGAAACTATTGATGTCGAAGCTACTGAAATAAAAGATGAAGAAAGTAAATCTGAATCCTAAATACAATCCCCTGTTCAAAGACCCAAGTAGGTACTTTGTAATTACAGGTGGTAGAGGTAGTGGTAAGTCATTTGGCGTAAATACATTTCTGGTGTTACTTACATACGAGAAAGGACACCGCATACTATTTACTCGATATACAATGACCTCCGCATCTATGTCTATTATACCAGAGTTTATTGAGAAGCTGGAACTGATGGGAATTGCAGAGAACTTCACTATCACAAAGAACGAAATTATAAACAACCTTACAGGAAGTAGTATATTGTTTAGTGGTATTAAAACTGCAAGTGGAGACCAAACAGCGAAGCTGAAATCTATTCAAGGTGTTACCACATTTGTATTGGATGAAGCAGAAGAACTTACAGACGAAGAATCGTTTGAGAAGATTGATTACTCGGTTAGAGCAACAGGAAAGCAAAACCGCTGTATATTGATTCTAAACCCCACAACTAAACAGCATTGGATATACGAGAGGTTTTTTGAGAATAGAGGCATTACAGACGGTTATAATGGCGTTAAAGAGAACGTAAGCTACATTCACACTACATACCTTGACAACATCAAGCATTTGTCTCCATCATTTGTAGAGCAAGTAGAGGTAATGCGCCAAAGGAGACCAGAGAAGTACAAGCATCAAATACTCGGTGGATGGCTTGAAAAAGCAGAAGGTGTTGTATTTACGCATTGGGAAGTGGGAGACTTCGATACGGAGCAAGACACAATCTTTGGACTTGATTTCGGATTTTCGGTAGACCCCTCAAGCTTATGCGAAATTGCAGTAGATAAAATTAGAAAGACTATATGGATTAAAGAACACTTCTACAAAGCTGGACTATCTACTTCTAATATATTTGAGATGTGTAGAAGATATGCAGGAAACAATCTGATAGTGTGCGACAATAGTGAACCACGACTAATATCAGAACTAAAGACAAAAGGATTGCGAAACATTACGCCTACCATTAAAA